CTCGTTCGTCGTGCAATGCCAAATCTAATGGCATACGATCTAGCTGGTGTTCAACCAATGACCGGTCCAACCGGACTCATCTTCGCAATGAAGAGTCGTTACGGTTCAGTCAACGGTTCTGGTTATAGAACAGGTTCTGAGGCTCTATTTGCTGAAGCAGATACAGGTCACAGCAACAGTGGTCTAGGTGGTACACACCAAGGTGCAATGAGCAATCTTTTTGCTGATGATATTTCAAGCACAGATGCTCAGTTTGAACCAGGTCGTGGTATGGCAACATCCGATGCAGAAAAGCTCGGTGCTGCTAGCCCAACTAGCCCAACAGGTTCAGCATTCAACGAAATGTCCTTCACAATCGAGAAGACAGCAGTTGAAGCAAAGACCCGTGCTCTAAAGGCTGAGTACACAATCGAAATGGCACAAGACCTCAAGGCAGTTCACGGTCTTGACGCTGAAACCGAACTCGCAAACATTCTCTCAACCGAGATTATGTTCGAAATCAACCGCGAGCTCGTAAGACTTATCTACGATGTAGCTAAGTTAGGTGCTCAACAAACTGATCTTTCAGCATATACAACACCAGTTCTTGGCACAACCAAGGGCGGTGTATATGATCTCGAAACAGACTCTGATGGTCGTTGGTCAGCAGAGAAGTTCCGTGGTCTTCTCTTCCAAATCGAAAGAGAAGCAAATGTTATCGGTGCAGAAACCCGCAGAGGTCGTGCAAACATGGCAATCTGCAGCCCAGATGTCGTATCTGCTCTCGCAATGAGTGGTATTCTCGACTTCAGCCCAGCATTCAATGCTGCAATGAACACCGATGTCAATGGTAACACACTCGCTGGTACACTCTCAGGTGGTAAGATCAAGGTTTACATCGATCCATACTCAATGCCAACACATGTTGATCAATGGACACCAATTAACTATGTTTGCGTTGGTTATAAGGGTACAAGCCCATACGACGCAGGTATCTTCTACTGCCCATATGTACCTCTACAAATGGTAAGAGCAGTTGATACTGGTAACTTCCAACCAAAGATCGGATTCAAGACTCGTTACGGTATCGTAAGCAATCCGTTCGTTCTTGGTACAGACAGTCAACCAGACGCTCAACGCCTACAACGCAGAAGAAACCAATACTACCGTCTATTCCGTGTAGACAAACTCCACGGTAACGATGCTAGCTACGGTGGTGCAAGCTGATAATTAGGTAACTTCGGTAGATAGGGGAGGTCGAAAGACCTCCCCTTATCATTTACATAAATAGTTACATGGACACATCATTTTTAAGATCAGTAATAGCAAGAGCACCGAAAACTTATAATACTCTTCAACCGAATGAGTTCCGTGTTGTATTTCATAAAATACCACACATAGTTTATTTTTGTCAAAAAGCAAACATACCCGGTTTATCTTTAAATGAATTCCAACAACCAACTCCATTTGCTACACCTGTTAGAAGACCAGCAGGACAAATAACATATGAAAATTTTGATATGGATTTTCTTGTAGCAGAAGATATGGAAAATTGGAAACAATTACATGATTGGATGACATCTATTCCCCCAAATGTCGATTATAGTAATGCTTTACCACATAAAGATTATTATTCAGATGCTTCTCTTTTAATAATGAATAGTGTTTCAAAACCATTTTTTGCAATACATTTTAGAAATTGTTTTCCATTGACAATAAGTACAATTGATTTACAAACAACAGTTTCTGATATTACACCAGTTACATGTGCAACATCATTTGGTTACACTGGTTATTATCTGGAAAAGTTGACTAGTTGATTTTCTGTGATATACTTACATCATGACTTTAAATGAATTAATCGAACAAGCAAAACAAGACCTAAAGTTTGATGACACAGAACTCGATCAGGAGTCTCTGCGTATTCCTCAATTACACAACAAGTATCTTAATTTTTATCATGAAGAGAAGTTGCGTTATCAGGGATACAAGACAAACTATTCCAAATTGTTCAAACTCAAGTGGGAATACTATACTGGTAAACTCAGTGAGGATCAATTGAAAGAACTTGGTTGGGAACCATTTGATCTTAAAATTCTACGACAAGATGTAGACATTTATCTTGAATCTGACAAGGAACTGATCGAACTAAAAAACAAAATGTCTATTCAAGAAGAAAAGGTTGAATATTTAAATTCAATCGTTAAGGGAATTACTAATCGACAATTTCACATACGGGATGCTATTGCATGGCGAAAGTTCCTAAATGGAACTGCATAAATACTAGTATATGGATTTAGTGATTGAACCTCTAGACTCTGTTTATATAAAGGTGGACTGTGATAGAAGTTTTGCAAAGGAGTTATCTGACTACTTTACCTTCAAAGTCCCCGGACATAAGTTCATGCCCGCTTACAGAAACAAACTGTGGGACGGACAGATCAAGTTATATAACATCTACGGACAAACTATCTACGCAGGACTTGAAGACTATGTTATCCAGTTTGCCAAGGATAGGTCATATTCGGTTGAGAACCGAATTACAAAAAATAAAGATAGAATCACTCTTGAACAGGTTATAGAGTATATTAAGACTCTGAACCCCCACGCAGCAGGAAAGCGTCTAGAACCCCACCAGCACCAGTTAGAAGCGATCCTACACGCTTTAAACGAGCGTAGGAGCCTTCTATTGTCCCCCACAGGGTCAGGTAAGAGTCTAATCATATATGTCCTCTGCCGTTATTTGTTAAATCTTCTACCAAAAGATAAAAAAATACTAATAATAGTTCCAACCATATCCCTAGTCACCCAGATGTATTCAGACTTTTTTGAATATGCATCCAAGACAGGTTGGAAAACTAGAGATAATTGTCATAAGATCCACGGGGGTCAGGATAAGGATTCAGATAAAAGAATTATTATTTCAACTTGGCAAAGCATCTATAAGATGCCAAAGAAATACTTTGATCAGTTTGAAGCAGTAATAGGTGATGAATGTCATTTGTTTAAATCAAAATCTTTGACTGCTATTATGTCAAAATTGACAACTTGTGACTGGCGTATTGGAACTACAGGTACACTTGATGGCAGTATGACTCACAAACTTGTAATTGAAGGGTTGTTTGGTAGAGTAAAGAAAGTTACATCCACAAAAGAATTGATGGACAAAGATATTCTTTCTGAACTCTCAATTGACTGTTTAGTTCTTCAATATCCAGAAGAAGTAAGAAGAGCAATTAAAAAATTAACTTACAAAGAAGAAATTGATTGGTTAATTTCAAATCAAGCACGAAATGAATTTATTTCAAACCTTGCTCTCAATCTAAAAGGCAATACACTAGTATTGTTTCAATTTGTTGAAAAGCATGGTATGGTTCTTCACCAACTGATAGAAAAACTAAATACTAAGGACAAGAAAGTTTTCTTTGTCTATGGCGGCACTGATGTTGAGATGCGTGAGCAAGTTCGTAAGTTATGTGAAAAACAAGACAACGCAATCATCATTGCTTCATACGGCACCTTCTCTACAGGCATCTCAATAAGAAGACTACATAATATTGTATTCTCCTCTCCATCAAAGAGTAGAATACGGGTCTTACAAAGTATTGGCAGACAACTTAGAAAGTCTGAACACAAAGATAAGGCTAGACTATTCGATATAGCAGATGACCTTCACTGGAAGTCTTATCAAAATCATACTCTTCGTCATTATAATGAGCGACTTAAAATTTATGAATCCGAGAAGTTCTCACATAAGAAGTTAAGTATCAAATTGGAGAGCATATGCAAGACAACGGATATAGGATAATTAAACTTAAAAATGGTGATAATCTTATTGCCAGAATTTTAGAAACTAAAAAAACAACATTGAGTCTAGAAAGACCAATGCAATTTAAAACAGTTGTATTTTTAGAACAAAATACAATGAGCAACACCGAAATTATAGTTTTTAAAAATTGGATTGATTATACTATTGATATAGTTGTCGATATTTCAATAGATGGTATTATGGCAATAAGCACACCAGATGAAAAATTAATAAATTGTTATGAGATGGAAAAATATAAAGAAGATACCAAGCCAGAAGATCAAAAAACAAATGATCTAAAAGAAATGACTGGCGATATGATCAATAACATAATGAATCAAAATAATCAGCCAAAAAATCCAAATATTCCACCAGAGAATATTAATGTAACTTTTAATGTTCCACCAGAGATGGCAGAAGAAATTATAGAGATGATGGCTGAAGCGAAATCATGGGAAGATATGGATGATGAAGATTTA